TACATTATTTTATATATTTATCAGTAGACAAAATCTAATAAAAACATGGCGCAAGAAACATTAATCTCACCAGGCGTTCTTACAAGAGAGAACGACTTATCGCAAATAACTCAATTACCAATAACTGTTGGTTTAGCTTTAGTTGGACCTACTGTTAAAGGACAACCAAACATCCCAACTGTAGTTACATCATATAGTGATTATATTAATCGCTTTGGTGGTTCATTTATTAGTGGTGGTGCTTCTTATGAGTTTTTAACTTCAATAGCAGCGTATAACTACTTCCAACAAGGTGGTGAAACAATATTAGTAACAAGAGTAACAAGTGGTTCATTTACACCCGCTTCAGCTTCAGTATTAGCTTCTAGTTCTTTAAATATTAACCAAACCAGTGCTTCATTTATTCTTGAAACATTGAATTATGGTACTATGGCTAATAATACAAGCTCTATTTTAAGTAATGGTGCTTTAGCTAGTGGTTCTTTAGAAAATATTACATGGGAAGTTAGAAATGTAAACACAGGAAGTGGTACATTCACATTATTAGTCCATCGTGGAGATGACAATACAAATACTCCAGTTATTTTAGAAACATATACAAATGTAAATTTAGATCCTAACTCTCCAAATTATATTGAACAAGTGATTGGTAATCAATCTAAAACAGTTCAATATGATGCTGATATGGGTGGATATTATATTAAAATATCTGGTGACTATACAAATAATAGCCGTTATGTAAGAGTTAAATCTGTTCCTATGCCAACTCCAAATTATTTAAATAATGTTGGTGGTGTAGCTATTAATACAACTACAGGTTTAAGTTACTCAGCATCATTACCTCTTAACGGTAGTGGCTCTCAAGGTGGTTCATTTGCTTGGGCTACTGGTAATGATATTCCTTATATTGGTTCTTCATTATTTGGTAATATTAGCACAACTACTCAAGGTTTAATAACAACTAATTATGCTACAGCAAGTAATATCTTAAGTAATAAAGATGACTATGATTATGAATTATTAATCACTCCAGGTTTGATTAAAAATCAACATACAGCAGTAGCTGATTTTGTTTCTAATGCTGAATCAAGAGGTGATTATTTCTATATCACTGACTTAGTACCTTATAACTCAACAATAGGTATTCCAACATCAGTAGCAGCTGGTATGGACACTAACTACGCTGGTGCTTATTGGCCTTGGGTTCAAGTAGTATCTCAAGAAACTGGCAAGTTAGTTTGGGTACCTGCTTCAACTATTATGGCTGGTGTATATGCATTTAGTGATAATGTAAGTGCTGAATGGTTCGCTCCAGCAGGTTTAAATCGTGGTGGTTTAGGTGGTGTTATTCAAGCAGAAAGAAAATTATCTCCAACTAACCGTGATAATTTATATGCTGGTAAAGTAAATCCAATTGCTACTTTCCCTAATGTAGGTGTAACAGCATTTGGTCAGAAAACATTACAACAAAAAGCAAGTGCTTTAGATAGAATTAATGTTCGTCGTTTAATGATTGCTTTGAAACGTTACATTGGTAATATTGGTAAAACATTAATATTTGAACAAAATACAACTGTAACAAGAAATAAATTCTTATCTCAAGTTACTCCATATTTAGAAAGTGTACAACAAAGACAAGGTTTATACGCGTTCAAAGTAGTAATGGATGATACAAATAACACTCCAGATGTAATTGATAGAAATCAATTAGTAGGACAAATTTACTTACAACCAACTCGTACAGCTGAATTTATCTTATTAGATTTTAATATTTTACCTACAGGTGTAGAATTCGGAGCTTAATTAATATAGATTAATGGAAACTAAAAAATTACAAGAATTTGAAGACGATGCGGCTGCTGATAAGGCAGTTGCTGTCGTTACTTCATCATTAAAAAATATATTACGTTCAGTTAGTAGTAAAAAAGATTTTGCTCGTGTAGCTGAAGCTTTAATGAAATTTATGATCAATAATAAAGACATTTTGAAAACAAATGTTCCAAATGATCCTAATTATAAACAAGTTTTAGTTTACTTAAACAAAATGCAATCAGATACAGACTTCAAAAATCAAAAACAACCTGAACAACCAGTTGCGAAAAAATAAATTATTAATATTTATACTAAACACATAATAACATGGCAGTATTAGACCCTACAGAAATAATGTTCACCGCGTTTGAACCTAAAGTTCAGAATCGCTTTATCATGTACATTGATGGTATTCCTTCTTACATGATTAGAAAAGCATCTTCACCGTCATTTAACGCAGGTGAAATCATATTAGATCATATCAACGTTTACCGTAAAGTAAAAGGTAAAGTTAGATGGAATGATATGACTTTAGAATTATATGACCCAGTAACTCCAAGTGGAGCTCAAGCGGTAATGGAATGGGCTCGTTTAGCTCATGAATCAGTAACAGGTAGAGATGGATATTCTGATTTCTATAAAAAAGATTTACGTTTAGATATCTTAGGACCAGTTGGTGATGTAGTAGGTGAGTGGATTATCAAAGGCGCTTATGTTAAAGAAGCAAACTTTGGTGAATACGATTGGGCAAATGAAGCTTATGTAAGTATCAGTACCACAATCGCTATGGATTATTGCATATTGAACTACTAGTCTAAAAAACATAAAATTAGAGCCGTCCCAAAAGGACGGCTTTTTTTATTCTTATATATTTATATATATAAAACAATATAAACATTATGGAACAAAAGTTCAAATATCCAACAGAACAAATCGAATTACCTTCTAAAGGTTTAATTTATCTTAAAGAATCACCATTATCTAAAGGTGTAATTGAAATGAAGTATATGACAGCAAAAGAAGAGGATATTCTATCTAATGCTAACTTTATTCGTCAAGGAACAGTTATTGACAAGTTATTACAATCTATGATTGTCACACCTATTGATTTTAACGAGTTATTAAATGGTGATAAAAATGCTATTTTATTAGCAGCTCGTATTTTAGGTTACGGTAAAGATTATGATTTTATCTATACAGATCCTAATACAGGAGCATCAGAAAGAGTAAATGCAGATTTATCATCATTAGATGCTAAACCATTAGATGAAACATTATACACACCAGGTAAAAACGAATTTAATTTTGAATTACCATTTTCTAAAGTAGTAGTAACATTTAAGTTATTAACACATGGTGATGAAGCTAAATTAGATAAAGAAATTACTGGATTAAAAAAAGTAAATGCTCAAGGTTCGTATGATGTCACCACACGTTTAAAACATACTATTTTAGCAGTTAATGGTGATAGAGAAACAGCTACTGTTAGAGAATTTGTTGATAATATGTTAGCTAGAGATGTTAGAGCATTACGTGAATATATTAGCAAAGTATCACCAGATGTTAATTTAAAAGTTAGTTTTACTAAAGCTAATGGTGACGTAGTGGAGGGCGTTGACTTACCAATTGGGGTTAACTTTTTTTGGCCTGACACCAGCTTATAAAAAAATAATATTAGAAGAAATATTTACACTTTGTTATCATAGTAATGGTGGTTTTACACATGATGAAATATATAATATGCCTCTTAGATATAGACGTTTTTATATACAAAAATTAATAGAAACCCATGAGAAACAAAATGAAGAAATAGAAAAGAAATTTGGTAACGGAAATTTAATTGATGATAAATCATCTAAACCAGGTAAATTAGCCCCACCTCCAATACCAGATTTCGCATTTAAAGCAAGAGCGCCTAAAAAATAGGTGCTCTTCATATTTATACTCGATATAAACTGAATTATATTAAATGCCAAATACAACTCCTACAGCTGCTGAAATAGCAGCGGCAACGGTCGAGTACCAAAAACAAAAAGATGTTTTATCATTATTGAATGATCAATTTGATGAAATTGAAAGCAGTCTGACTGATATCGCTACTAAACAAATTCAATTTGTTAAATCAAGTGAAGCAGGTAAAAGACAAATTTCTGAACTTAAAAGTATATATAACAGTTTATCTAAAACTGCTAGAACATTATCATCATATACTGAAGATTTTAGTAATGGTTTATTAGAAACTAAAGATATATCTAAAACATTACGTGATATATCACGTGATGAAGATAGAATACAACGTCAAATCAATTTAGCCGCTAAAGATAAAAATGTTAAATTATTTGGTCAACTACAATTAGAATTAAAACAACTTGATGCTGAAAAAGAAGCTGCTCTTATTTTAAAAGAACAAAATGAATTAATAGATGAAGCTACTGGTTTAACAGGTAAATTACTTAAAGGTTTAGAGAAACTTCCTATTATAGGCGAAAGCATTAATTTTGGTGAAATAAACCAAAATATGAGACAAGCAGCCGGAAATAGTAATGTTTTTGCTGCTGGTTTAAAAACAGCTGGTAAACAATTAAAAGAAGGATTAAAAGATCCTTTAATACAAGCAGCAGCGTTAGCTGTTATATATAAAAAAATATGGGATCTTAATAAAGATTTAGATCAAACTCTTACAGATCAAGCTAGACAATTAGGTGTAAGTAAAGAACTATCTAAAGAATTATATGATCAAGCTTATGCTTATTCTAATACTACTGAAGATAGTTTTGTAACAGCAGAACGTTTAACTAAAGCAGGTTTAGAATTAAGAGGCGCGTTAAATTCATCAGTTGATTTAGGTAATCAAAATGCTGAAGCAGCAGCTCGTTTTTCTCATTATTATGGATTAAGCGCTGAAAGTGGAGCTAAATTAGTTGAATTAGGAGTTGAACAAGGACAAAATGGTTTAGATATATTAAATATAACTGCTAAAACATATAACGAACAGAAAAGACAAAATGGTGGTACTTTACAATTACAAAAAGTATTAGATAAAGTAAGTGGAACAAGCTCAGATATATTAGTTAAATTTAAAGGTAATACTCAGGCATTAGTAGCAGCAGTTATGAATGCTGATAGGTTAGGATTATCTTTAGATAAAGTAGATCAAATAGGTGAATCATTACTTAATTTTGAATCATCAATTGAAAATGAATTAAAAGCAGAATTATTAACTGGTAAAGCTATTAATTTAGAAAAAGCTAGAGAAGCAGCGTTATCAGGTGATTTAACAAAATTAACAAACGAAATAGCTCAACAAGTAGGTAATATTCATAATTTTGAAAAAATGAATGTTATCCAAAGAAAAGCATACGCTGAAGCATTTGGTATGACAGTTCAAGACATGTCTACAATGCTTCGTAAACAAGAATTTGAAGTTAAATTAGGTGATAAAGCAAAAGCATCAGCTGAAGAACAATTAAAATATGCTAAAGAACATAATATAGAAGTAGCAGATGCTGTTAGACAACAATTAGAGCAAAAATCATTAGCTGATGAACAAAAAGAAATAATGGATAAACTAAGAGGAATCTTAGTTAAAATCACATCAGGACCAATGTTAACATTGTTCCATCAAATGGAAAAAATTCTTGGTTTTGTAGGTAAAATGCTTAGTGGGTTTGGAAGTATAACAGGTGGAGGATTAGGAAATGCTTTAGGAGCAGCTTTATTAACATTACCTGCCGCATTTATGGTAATGAAAGCTTTAAGAGGTACAAGACTAAATCCAATGATAGTTGAATTAGCAGGAGCTGGAAAAGCAGGTATGACACCTACTATGGGACCTGCTGGAACAGCAGGAGGTACTTTCTATAAAGGAGGACAATTTCTTCCAGGTGGAGGTAGAGCACCAGCAGGTGGTATAACAGTACCCGCTCCAGGAATGGCTGGGACTGGAGGAGGATTTAAAGGATTTATGGGTAGTGGTATGGGATTAGGTTTAGCTGGCATGGGGGTTGGAATGTTAACTTCAGCTATTACATCAAATATGGAAGCTGGAGAAGGCAAAACAGCTGTTGGTGCCTTAGGAGGCGCTGCTTCTGGAGCTTTAATTGGTTCAGCTATCCTTCCAGGTATAGGTACAGCTATTGGTGGTTTAATTGGAGGTATTGGTGGTTTAGTTAGTGGTTTAGAAGAAGATAGAGCTAAGAGAAAAGCTGAAGAAGTATCTAAACGTGAAGCAGAAAAGAAAACTCAAGATTTAATGGAACAATTATCAGTCAGACCAATAGCACTTAATGTTAGTAATGATACTATTGGTAAATGGAACACTTATTCTCAACAAAATGGTGCTAACTCTAAGTTAGCTTAACATATTTATATAAAACAACAATATCATGGCATTATTTGACAAATTAAAAACTAGTAACTTTAGCTTAAAAGGACAACAAGGTCCAGCATTTGAAAATGAAGGACAAAAAACTTCATCAAATATTCAAGCTTTAGCTAAAAATAACATAATGGTATCTTCTCAAGATTTAATATCTGGAAGAACATATGGAAATGGAACAGATAGAGTTAAGGTAGCACCATCAGGCTTAGATTTAAATGGCAAAACACCATCAGCATATACTAAAACTTTAGGTTCTACTAATGCTGGAACCACATCACAATTTTCATCTAACACTTCAGGATTTACACTTGAAAAAAGATTAGCATTTAGCCCATTAGGAAATCAAGGTAAACCATTATCTAATTTTGAAAATGTTGGTCAATTAACAACATCTGATATACAAGCAAAAGCTAGTAATAATATTTTACAATCTTCTCAGGACATGATTACTGGTAGAATATATGGCAAAGGTAGATTTACAGTATTTGTTCCACCATCTAAATTAGATAACAATGGAATACCAGTAGGAAATGTTTATAAAAACAGTGGGCCAAAAGACGGAAGATACTAAATAAAACTAATAGATGCCATTTTTAAATTTAAATAATAACTGGTCAGATTTAGCTCAGTATTATAACCAACCATTTAATAATAAACCAAAACCTCCAGCTATTAAGTTTGTTGGTTTTGATGATGGTTTAATACGTGGAGGAGCTTTAAATGCTACTTTAGCATCAGCTCAAGATACTCTTCGTATTGGTAAATTTTTAGCATCAGGAAAAGGTGGACTATTTGTAATAAAACAAGTTGGTTTACAATTATCTAATCCTAAATTAGAAACATTAGCCCCACCAGCCGCATTACCAACTACAGGAGGAGGTCTTATAAGAAATACTATTAATACTTTAAATAATTTCACTAATAAAAGAAGTCCTAACCAAATATATAATTTAGGTATTAATACTTTAGCTCAAATCCCTGTAGCAGCTTTAGGAGGTCATATTATACGTCATGGTGTCACACCTATTGGTGGTGTTGGATTTCTTGAAGGACCTAGTTTAAGTGTTGTTAGTGATACTTTTAGAAGTCCTATTAAAGGATATAACTATGAACAAATAGTTCTTCAAAACAATAAAGAACAAGGTAAAAAATATAGTTCTCTACCAGAAAAAAATCCAAATAGATTAGTTAACTATTTAGCTATAACTAATATGGATAGTACTCGTCCTATCGCTTTAAATATATATAATGGAGGTGCTAGTTCTGTATATGGTATAGGTAGTACACTTATAAAAACAACAGCTGTAAGAACAACTATAACTGATCAAAATATTGACAAGAAAAAGTCAGGACTTTTTACTCCATTAACAAATGACCAAATAATAAAAGCTGAACAAACTGATGTAAATTCAGATTTAGTAAATCAATTAGCAGCTTCTCCTATACCTAAAAATAAAGCTATAGCTAAATTTAATATTGAAGCTAGAATAGGTGTTTCAACAAATAGAAATATTGACGCTATAAATGCTATTGATATTGTAGATAGCAAAACCTTTTATGCTAATTCATTATTACCAAATGTAGATCCAGGAGTTTCAGGATCTTTACTTAAAGATAATAAAAGTATTGATGGTAAGTTTGGAAAAGATTTAATTAAATTTAGAATTGAGTTTTTAAATAATGACACTCCTGTAACTGATACTGGTGTAAACACAGATGTTTTAGCATTTAGAGCTTATTTAGATGATTTTAATGATGGTATGAATGCTAAATGGAATGCTTATCGTTATATGGGTCGTGGTGAAGAATTTTATGTATATGAAGGATTTACAAGAGATATTGGTGTGACATTTACATTATTTGCTCACTCAGTAGCTGAAATGAAACCATTATATAGAAAATTAAATTATTTAATGTCTAGTTTTACTCCAGATTACTCATCAAAAGGTAAAATGAGAGGTAACATAGGTTATTTAACAGTAGGTTCTTATCTTTATAGACAACCAGGTGTATTTACAGATATTAAACTAAGTAATATGTTAGATTCAAATTGGGAAATTGGACTAGATGAAAACTACCAACCAAATGGCCAATATGAAGTACCTACACATATTAAAGTAAGTTTATCATTTAAACCAATACATACATTTTTACCTAGAAAAGTACAACCAGGTAAATACGCTGATACTCCATTTGTCACTTTAGATAAAAAAGCATACCCAGCTCAAGCCGGTGAAAAAGTTGACGCGAGTGGAAAAATTGAAAATCCTGGTACTAATAAGTATTTAGATTAAATTTTTAATAAAATTCATATTTATTATCATGGAACGCTATGATAATAACGCTATAATTAGTACTAAACCAACAGTTCAGTATCCTAAAATAATTAGGTACCGATCATCTACTAGATATCCAGACATACCATTATCTGAAAATGATGTGTTTTTATATACTATGAGAGGTGATAGATTGGATAATTTAGCTTATCAATTTTATGGAGACTCAACATTATGGTGGGTATTATCTGTTGCTAATCCGGATTTACCAAATGATTCATTATATCCAACATTAGGATTTCAATTACGTATACCAGGTAATTTAAATCAAATTTTAAGTGATTTTGAACAATTAAATAGTTAAAAAGTGTTATGTCTATATTTAAAAGTACTCTTAATCCAGCAATAGCATCCCAACTTAAAGCTCGTGAAGCTGTAGTATCTAATGAAGGTTCACGTGGTGATACTTTTTTAAGATATACTAGTGGAAAGAATTCATGGGTAAGGATGACATCATTTGTTAATTATAATGATCCTAAAGGTAGATATACAGGAGATCAACTATCTAAAAAATATGTTTTAGAAGGAGGTACATTATATAATGTTGGAAAAGATAACTATAATTTAAGAGCAGGTGTAGGAAATGTAGATGGAGTTTACGCTAGTAATTTAGATTTTAATAATGCTAGTGGAAAAAGTGATCTTAAAAATGGATTAGGAGTAGATAGACTATATGGTCTTAGACCAATGCCTGGTATTACATCAGCTAATGTTATTAATAAAAGTGCTTATGGCTCATTAAGAGAAGCAACTATACAGTTTTACGCTTGGGACAAACATCAATTAGAAGAATTAGAAATATTATTTATGCGTCCTGGATACACAGTATTCTTTGAATGGGGATGGAGCCAGTATTTAGATTATACTGTAGCAAGTGGTATTAATAGTACTCCTACTAACATTAATATTAAAAATTTTGATATTGTTACTTTAAACACATTTCAATCTGGTTTAAATGATGATGTTATCTATTCAAAAATAGATAAAGATATTGAAAAATCTAATGGGAATTATGATGCTATGTTAGGATATGTTCAAAACTTTTCTTGGCAATTAATGTCTAATGGAGGTTTTCAATGTAGTACAACATTAATATCAAGAGGTGAAGCTATTAGTGGTATTAAAGCAAGTGGTAATCCTAATGTTATTTTAGGTTCAGCTATAGCTTCATCACAAGCAACTCTTTCAGATGAACCAAAACCAATATTAAGTACTTTTGAAAAAATATTTTTAAATATTATAGCATCAGCGAATGAAACAGAATTTGTTCAAGCATGGTCGTTTGGAGCAGGAAGTATAACATCAACAACTGGATCATTATATGTTTCTGGTTCTACAACTGCACAACAACAAGAATTACGTGATCAATCAGATGGTATAGTTGGAAAAATATCGACAAGATTAACAAAAGGAACTTTTAAAACAATTGATGGAAATTGGGATAATTATACTATTAAAGATTCTACTGATGGTATAGATTTATTAAAAAATATAGCTATTAAATTTTGTAATGGACAAACTGAAGGAACAGCTATTGAATACATAAGTATGAATGCTTTTGTAGCTATAATAAATGAATTTTTCCTTACTAAAAATGAAAAAACAAAAAAACAAGCTATTAATGTTGTAATACCACAGAATACACCTTGTTTAGCTAGTGAAGATTCAGTTAGTATTGATCCAACAACTTGTATAATAAGAAATAGTCATGCAACATTTCTTACTGAAACTACAGATGGTTTCAATCCTCAATTATTTTCTGTTATAAATTCTGCTACATTATCTCCAAATGATTCATCTTATTTAATTACTATACCTGAATTTATAGTTAGCAATTCTACTAAAAAGTATAATGTAGGAGCAATCGGTAATATTTACATTTCAATAAATAAAATTGTTCAAATATATAGAGGATTATCAGGAGGGCCAGATGGAGTGGATGTAATTGATTTAATGCAAGAAATTTTAGATGCTTGCTCATTTGCTTTAGGTGGAATTAATGATTTTAAATTATATTCTGATAAAAATATAGTTCAAATTATTGATGTAAAATACTTTGAAAATTCTAAACCAGCGAATAAATTTAAATTTGATTTAATAGGATTAAAAAGTATTTGTAGAGATGTAAAAATAAATTCTCGCATATTTAGTGAACAATCTAATATGATAGCAATAGGAGCTACATCCGGTGATAATGCTAATTTAGGGGATGTATATTCATCTACTCAAAATTATTTTAATAAAGGATTAACTGATAGAATAATTACAACAATAGTTGGTGATGATCCCTCCAAGCAAAACTTTATTGTAGGTGGAACAGAACTTAATGGCTCAGCTGCTTATTATTTTAATATATATAATAATATTGAAACTTTAGCCTCTTATGTTTATAGAAATGTTTTAGGTGTTGCTGAAGGATCACAAAGTTGGAAAGTAACTAGATTACCTCAATCTAATGAAGTAGTAAACGCTGGAAGTTTATTAAAAACATTTCATTATCAAATAAATGGTAAAGATGTTGACTTTAAAGCGTTAATTCCTTTTGAACTTGAAATCACATTAGATGGTATTAGTGGACTTATTGTCGGTCAAATTTTTGTTATTGACAAATCAATATTGCCTAAAGATTATTACAATAAAAATTTAGGATTTATTATAACAGGTGTAAGTCACAATTTACAAAATAATGACTGGGTAACAGTAATTAAAACTCAGATATGCTTATTAGAAAATGATGCTATACCTAGTTATGGAGTTGATAAAGAGTTACTAAAAAAAACAATTTTAGAAATAAGAAAAGAAGCAGCTGCTTCTGGTTTAATAATGTGTGCTTTAGCTGACTACATGGTTCATCAAATGTTTGTTTACTTTTTACTTGATAGAACAAAAGGTAATAATACTAAATCATATTTAGGTGCATCTGATTTAAATGGAGGAAGTAAAATTATTAGTAGATTAGGTTACACTTATAACTTTTTAAAAGATAAAAATAGCTATTTAAAACTAACAGGAGATGGTAAAATAGGTCCTGAAACTCGTAAATCCGATGTTAGAGCGACTGGTATATCAGACTATACAATATTAAAAACTATATATACAAATGTTAAAGATTTCTTTACTACTTCCGGTGATACAGCTGAATTTTCTAACTCAGAATTTATACGTTATGCTACACAAACAAAAGAAGATTCTAGTGATATAACATCATATTTAAAAAGCTGGTATGAAGCTGCTAAAAAACAATTTGGAACACAACCAGATTTTCCTCAAACATATGATGATTTTATTAAAGCTAAAAATGCTAACTTTGATATAAATAGTTTTGCTAACATGATGGCCAGTGACGGATTTCTTAATTTTGAATCAAACTCAAGAAAAGAAATATTTAAAAATACAATATTTTCCAATCAAGTTAATAATCAAAACTCAGCTAAAGAATATAATGACCCCGATCTTTTACTTAGAGCTTGGAAAAGTACTTATATAGGAGCTGTAGCTAATGAAAATGGAGGTGTTATTAGTATTCCTGTAACAAAAATTAATGATGATACTCCATTTACTGTACAACAAGTTTTACACCCAGCTGATAAAACATATACAAGTGGACTTTATCCAAACTACAAAGAAAATGAAGTTGTAATAGCATCAATATTTCCAGCTTGGGAGACTGTTGGATATTCAGGAGTATATGTCTCTGTCAATTATTATAAATTGGATTCAGCAGGATTTAATGATATGTATGTTAAATTTTATCAATTTTTAGTTAATCATAGAAATGATCTTGGTTTATCTTTATTCACACCAGCAGCTGGTTTTAATCCAATGCAATATCAATTAGAAAAAGTTCTTAAATAATGTATATTCCTAAGTCAAATATAATAGAAACAGGATATGATCAATCTTTTAGATTTGTTATAGCATCTACAGGACAGTCATATAAAGGATATTTTCATAAAGATAATAAAGGAAAATATTGGTCTGGACAAGAACATACTAATAGTTCTGTATTGTTAACTGAAAATATAATTGATGCAAGTCAATTAACATTTGATTATAGTGTAAAAAATAGTAAAATATCATATGGTTTTACTAAACATTATGATTTTAATTTAACTACTACTTTATATAAAGTAGTAGTTAAATT